ATACCTAAGCTTATAGTCCTCAGTGAGAGGCACTAAGCAGTGTTTCCACTGACCCCCCACAAGCGGAGTGGAGTCCCAGGCTGGGGCCCATCTCCATACAGCGCGGTACTTCCCATTGCGGTCGGATTCCTTCCGTCTCGCTAAGAAGCCACCACGTAAATCCCCTCTTAAGATAGATAGGATGGTGCCGATCGGACTAAAAGGCCACATTAGGCCCCCAGTCAAATCGGGTACACCCCATCCATCTGTCACAACGTCATAGGAGAAGCCCGAAGCAAAGAAGTCCCACTTTTGGTAGGCCCATTCGCGTTCGTGACCGCTCCTGATCCTACTCCTCTTCCTTGAAGAAGTAGCGGCCAGGGGAACACGGATACCAGAGGTTTCCTCCTCGTACATGGGCACCAAGAAAGGCTTTTTCAGCCTCGCTTTAAGCCAACCGAGGGTGTTAGGAATTCCGATATCATGCTCAACTGACCAAGTCATGAGCCTGTTTATCAGGGAATTTATGTCCTGATCTGTCTTGGCGTGTTGACAATATACGCCGCGAACATTGACGCCTTTATACCAATCGGCGCCACAGGACTCACGGAACCAGCCCTCCGAAAAGGACTTTTTCAGGTTTGGGGTAAAACCCAAGAGCTTAAGCAGTCTGATGACATCATCATAGGCCTCGCGGACTACGACAATATCATCTCCATTGCAACCCCAAGTAGGAAGTTCATCATCGTAGACCAATCTCTGGTCCGCGAATCTGTACACCCTACGCTGCCTACTGCGTGCAGGGATGCCACGCAACTTGTAAACAGCCCTTACTGCCGCGGCAAAAATCGCCGTCTGCAACGGGAAAGTAAACGCATTTCCCATCGTAGAGAACATCTGTAGCTCAATTGATTCGTCACCATATTGAGCACACCGGGTTCGCAACCAGTTAAGGTATTTGAACTGATGCGCCGGAACAGAATCCTTAACCAAAGCATACGCGATGGTGTCGGATGCCGACGTAAGGTCGATCGTGGCATAGGAGCCATCAATCGATCCGATGCGAGCTAGCTCTCGGTTAATCGCCTGTTGGTTAGACAGGCTAATACCGAAGTAAAGCTTGAGCTGTTGCTCTAGTAGAAACTCCGCACCCTTTTGGAAAAAGGTGTTGAGGAGAGGTTCCACACAGATGGTCCGGGATTCCGAAACTGTCTTGGGAACAAAAGTTAGCTTGGATGCTGCGACCTTGTTGAGTCGCAACCCGCGCAGTTGTCTGGAAATTTCCAGATCGCGCCAGGTAGGCGACTCGGTCTTGAGCTCCCACAACCACTTAATGTGGTCATCACTGTAGGTAGCATGACTCGCATCGAATTTCTCCGCGAACGTACTACCGACAGCCCCGACACTACTACCAGGACCGGAGTCAGCAAAGGCAACTATTTTCGAAGCGTCAAGAACGACGCCCCAATCATAGTCGGGGTATTCCTCGGCTAACGCGGCACCAGCAGCGCCCATCGACTCGGGAGCAGTTTCAAAAAAGTGGCGCATTTGTTCGCGCCACTCACCGTAGAGCTCAGCCTCGTACCCGCCCTCGAAGGACGGATCGGACCAGCGCGGTGGCTCCCACATGCGACAGGATTCATTTGCAGCAAGGAACTTCTCCAGAGCGACCTTATCGGTCGTCGCTTGATCTATCTCGTCTTGGAACTTCTTGACGAGGGATTTAGCACAGTGGAGGGCTGCGAACTGTCGAGCGGCACAGTCTGGTGGTAGAGTGCCCCACTCTCCATCGGGAGAATGTGGCATGTATCCATCCCCCAAACAAGCCAGGAGATCAGACCTAAACAGGTCATAAAGAGCGATACGAAAAGACATAGCTGCCATAATGGTAAGCTCCTGTTACACGTTGTGCGTGATGAAGTGAAACGAGGCGGGCTACAAGATCCCGGTTCGTGCCACATCACCGATTCCAG